GCTGCAGCCCGGTCGTGCCTACCGCATCAACCCCAATAATCTGTGCGATGAATTTATAAACATCGACGGCCTGGCCCGTTTGGGCGTCAAAACAGAGGCGCGGGCATGACCCCCGTTGAGCAGGCCGTCAAAAACATGCAGACCGACCCCGTCTATTTTCAGTGCGACCGGTTGCGCGCCTGGATGCGAAAAGCCGTTTGTGTGGCCCGCCAGGAACAGGTTGAAGAGGCCCGAGGGCACAATTCGGCCTCTGAACGGGGCCCCAACGACACGCTTATAAGATTCAACCAGTGCGACCACTGCCCCCAGGGGCGGGAAATACGAAAGGAAATGCAGAAAATGACCGAACAGGCTGGAGTGTACGAAGTAAAGCCCCCTCCAAAACCCGCAAAACCGAAAACCAAAACCTGCAGCAAATGCGGAAAAACAAAACCGCTGGAAGAATTCGACCGGGACAAAAAAAACCAGACCGACGGGCGCAGCTACCAGTGCAGCCAGTGCCGCCGGGAATACCAGCGGGCGCTCATGGAGCGCCGCCGCCTGCGGGCCTCGGCGAAACACCTTCCGCCCGCCAGACATTTCGCGGCCCCCGCTGCCGCGCCGCAGCCGCCGCCGGAGATCGGAAAAGACCCCGTGCTGCCCTTTGTCATGCTGGATTTGGCCCGCCGGGCAGACATGGGAAAACAGAAATACGCCACCATGCTCAAAACGCATAACGGCCGCGACGCACTCACGGACGCCTACCAGGAAGCCCTGGACCTGTGCATGTACCTGCGCCAGGCCATTTTGGAAAGGGACGGCATATGAAAATCATCGACCAATCCTGGTCATGGGAGCAGCGCCCGGTGTGCGCTCTGGCCAACATCGAGGCCGCCGGAAGAACCTGCTACAAAAGCGACCCGTACCCCAAGGGAAAAGACGAGGGCCGACACTTCGCCAAACGCCTTATCGACTGGGGCCACGAAAGCGTGATCGAGCACGTTTCCGCATCCGTTCGTATTATCACAAATCGCGGTGTTTCCCATGAGCTGGTGCGCCACCGTTTGTGCGCCTTCAGCCAGGAATCCACGCGGTATGTCAAATATGACGACGTGGAATTCATCCGCCCCGTGTGGCTTCACGATCCGGGCATCCAATGCGAAAGCCCGGAATCCTTTGAATGGAAAAGCCACATGCAGATGTGCGAACTCAGCTACAAAACCCTCATTGAAAATGGGTGGCGCCCGGAACAGGCACGGGAAGTGCTCCCCAACAGCCTCAAAACCGAGCTGGTCATGACAGCCAACTTGCGCGAGTGGCGCCACATCTTCAAAATGCGCGCATCGCGCCGCGCGCACCCGCAAATGCGGGGGCTCATGCGGGACATGCTTTGCGGGTTTCAGAAAGTGGTCCCCGTGATATTCGACAACCTGGAGGATTGAAAATGCACATAACGGAAGCATTGATTTGGATCACCCTGCACATGGCCCCGTTTTTGCTGGCCGCCGCGGTCGTCATCGCTCTTCGGGGCACAAAACTAATCAAAGGAGGCCCCCATGACTGAACCGCTCAAAGCCTACACCGCATACCCCGGCGACAGCCAAATCCACGACGGTTGTGTCCTGGTCTACGCCCGCAGCCACGCCGAAGCCCGCCACATGGCCTGGAAAAGCGGGCTGTGGCAGGGGGAAAGTTACATTGATTTCCGCGCCCGCCGGACCCCCGCCTTTGACCAATACGCCAAAGGGGAAAAGCCATACACCGTGGAAACCAATGAAGGGCTGGAAGAAATGTTTTATCTGGAGGATCCCCAAGGAAAAATCCCATGAAAATTGAAAAACTAAAACTCAAAGACATCAAGCCCTACCCGCACAACCCAAAAACCCACCCCAGGACCCAGATCGACGCCCTGGCCCGGTCCATTGAAACCTTTGGTTTTCGCGTTCCGGTTATGGTGGACGGAGAAAACACCCTTGTGGCCGGGCATGGCCGGTATTTGGCCGCCATGCAGCTCAAAATGGCACAAATCCCCGCCATTCGCGCAACCGACCTCACCCCGGAGCAGATCAAAGCCTATCGGGTGGCCGACAACCGAATTCCTGAAATGAACGCCTGGGACTGGCAGGCCATGGCCCGGGATTTCACCCTGGAGGAGTTTTCCGCCCTTACCGCCGACACCGGCATGTCCGAAGACGACCTGAACCGATTCATGGACGCCGCCCATCAACCACTGCCGCCCGATGAGGCCCAGGCCGCCGCCGACCAGGCCGCCCAACCCATGACCGACTTCGAGCGCCAAATGCAGGAACCCGTAAACCCCAAAATGGCCATCGTGCCCCAGTACTGCGAAGACTACGAGGCGTTTATCATCGTCTGCAAAAACAGCATCGATGAAACCTACATGCGCGAGGCCCTGGGGCTTTCCGATTTGGCCCAAAGCTACACGGACAGCAAAATCAAACGACCCAACATTTTAAACGTGGAGCAATTCAAACAAAAATGGGAATCCCGATCATAATCCCCAGCGCCGACAGACCGGACAAAATCCTCACCCGCATCGAGGGCGCCATTTTATACGTGCCCAAACCCCAGGGGCGGGCATACAAACGTCACAACCCCCACATGCGAGTGATCACCCACGGCCCGCACAAAAACCTGGCCGAAAAACGCCAGGCCGTATATGACCAATTCGGGGACCATTTCCAGGTGGATGACGACATTCAGTTCGTCAGCCGACTTTACACCACCGGGAACAACCGAAAAAACCACCTGGACCCCAAAAAGATCCACGACCTGATCCAGGCCACCTACCAGGCCGCCAAAGGCGCAGGAGCGTACCTTTTCGGATTTTACCGCAGCCCCAACCCCAAACACTACCACGCCCACAAGCCCATCATGCTCAAAGGCTACATTAACGCCTGTGCATTCGGTCTGCGCAAATCCAAACACCTGTTTTTCACGCCCCACACCACCGCCGCCGAAAGCCACTGGATCAACCTGCTAAACGCCTACTATCACCGCTATTGCTGGATTGACACCCGCTTCCATTTCGCCCAGGCGCCCCGGTCCACCTTTTTCCGCCCCGGTGGCCAGGCCGCCCGGCGCACCCTGGAGAGCGAAAAACGAGATACCCTCTTTTTGCGCCGCATGTTCGGGGATGCCGTCCGCATCAAACCCGGCAACCCCACCGACGCCAAAAAGATTCACGAATTTCAACGCACCATAAGGATCCCGCTATGAAAAAGGAAAAACCAAATCAAATCTATCTGCTCATCGACCCCAACGACAACACCGTCCGCTACGTGGGCATGAGCAAAAACCCCAAAAGCCGCCTGCGACAACACGTCAAGGAATCCATGGAAAGGCAGAACACCGCCAAAAAAGCATGGATTCACACCCTAATGCAAAACGGGCAGGCCCCCCGCATGGACGTGGTGGCCCAGATATTGGACCGTGCCGAAGCCCGCGTTCGGGAATCCGCAGTGTGCCACCAGCACCAGGGCACCATTTACAACCTGCACGACCCCCGAAAAGGCGCCCTGGACTTTGAAACGCAACGGAAAAGAAAACAAACAAAATGACCAAACTCGAAACCCTGCTGGAGAAAGCCTCAGACGCCGACAAGGTGGAATTAAAGATCCATCACAACGCACAGGTGGCCTGTCTCAAAGCCTACAACGAGGAGCCCACCGCCGCGAAACAGAAGGATTTAAACGCAGCCCGCGCCGGACTCCAGGAAACCATCAACCGGTTGTGGGCGGTATACTTTCCGGAAGACGACCGCGTTGAAAACGTGAAAGAAGCCCTGGCGTTTTTGCGGAACAAGGGGTTCAAAATCGCCAAAACCAAATTTTACAAGGACATGAAACCCAACGGGCGCAATCCCCCCGTCATCGCGTGCCAGCGGGACGGGTCGTTTTTGGTGCGGGACCTACTGCTTTACGCCAAATCCCTGCCCTATCTGGGGGACCCCGCCGCCGGGCTCGACCAGGCTCATCGTCGAAAGCTGGAGCTGGAAACCCGCAAGCTGGAAAAGCAGACCGAACTGCTGGAGCACGACCTGAAGGTCAAACAAAAGGAATTTATCCACCGGGAAGACGCGGAGCTTCAGCGGGCCGCATCCATCAGCGTGGTGGAAGCCAACATACGCAACATGCACCTGACCCTGGCCGGGGAGTGGGTCGCCCTCGTGGAAGGCCGCGAAGCCCACACCAGCCGCCTGATCGACGCCATGGGCCAGGCCCTTGACGACGTTTTCAACGCCATGGCCAAAAGTGGCGAAATATCCATAAACCCGTGAAAAAACCGAAGCCCTCAGATCGATTCTGACGGGCGAAAACAAGGCAACGCATAGGTCGGTATACACCCAAACAAGGTGAAATCATGACACAAAAGCCCAAAATTGAACCCGTCGACTGGTATGAACGATTTTTAGAGCAAGAGCATATCAATATCCGACTCCGAATGCGGATCAATGCCGTTTTGGCAGAAAACGACAGACTTAAAAAGGATCTGATGCAGCTGATGAAAAAGCTCACGCAAAGCCGCAAAGGCGCAAAGGATGGAAAGGTGTGATCATTTTCGTGACGTTACGAAAGTGGTGCTATACGGAAAAATTATATCAACTGGTTATCTTTCGGAGGAAAAATGAGACCTTGTGACTGCAAAAGTGTCAAAGATTACGATGAACTTGAAGAAACAGGAATATCATACAATCAATATAAGTTTTATGTTGCAGACGGAACCGGCGTTATCATTGAAATTGACCCGCATGTTCGAATTAGAATCCCATCACGGTTTTTTAGGCGTTTTGCCGAATGGTATTTGACGGATCAAAAAGATAACCCACCGCTCAACCGGACCGGAAAAGACCCCGGCCGGTTAGCTTGATTGTTATGTGGCATCCTGAGATAAAAACAGGGCTTTTACCTATGCGTGACGTGATCCTGAAACAATGATCGAGATGGCCGCCGATCCGCTTGTTCGAACGGAAATGAGGTGCGGTTTGATTCCGCAGTGTCGTCACATGCCACATAACCCACCGCTAGAGTGGACGCGAAAAAGCCCGCGCCCCTCAGCTTGATTGTTAGGAGGAAACATGAAAACATTTTGCCCTGAATGCGGTCCGCATGTCCCCATTGATGAGGACGGTTGTTGCCAATATTGCGGTGCGTTGGCAACCGGGGAAGCTGTCGATCAATTATACGATGGCATAAAGGTTACATGGGAGTTTGCTACTCCTAACCCAACGCTCGACTTGACGCCGAACCGTTTCCGAAATGGAAATAGTTCAGAATAGGCGCAAGTCAGCTTAATGTTAGGAGGCTACCATCGCAACCGCCTTAGCCTTCGCGGCTTTGCGCCTTTGCGTGAGAATAAAAAGGAGAAAAAACATGGTCGAAAAAGCAATGCTGGCCGCGCGCCTCAGAAGCCTGGCCGACGAAATGAAAGAACTCGGATCCGACATGGTCACAAAATTCGATGACCCGGAAACCCGAAAACACGGCCTGGAACTGTACCAGGCATCCAAAATCGCGGACCAGTGGGTCATGTACCTGGAAATGGAGGCCCGGGGATAAAATAAAACAGCTTTTTTTCTTCGATGACATCAAAACCCTTCGCGCCTTTGCGCCTTTGCGTGAAAAAATAAAGGAGACTCCAATGAACCCAATCACCACCATCAACACCACGGAAAACCCCTGGTTTGCCGGTTTGCCAAAGGCGAAAATGACCTTTTCGTTCTCCGAAGCCGAGCGCCGCATCCTCAAAAAACGCCGCCGCATCCGCGTCTCCACCTGGGCCGAACGCCACCGCATCATCACCATGGGCAAATTCCAGGGATCCTGGCGAAACGCCGTCACCCCATACCTTGTGGGCATCATGGACGCAATGGCCTTTCCGTCCATTCGCACCGTCATTTTATGCGCCGCGCCCCAGATCGGTAAAACAGAAGCCGTCAACAACTTTGTAGCCTGGGCCATCGACCGCGCCCCGGGCCCTGTCCTGTACGTTTACCCCGACGCCTTAACCGCCCGGGAAAACAGCAAGGACCGCATCCTACCCATGATCGAAGCCTCCCCCCGCCTGAAATCGTACATGACCGGCTGGGAGGACGACAAAACCAGCCTGCGCATCAAACTAAGCCACATGCCCATTTACCTGGCATGGGCCGGGTCAGCCGCCCGCCTGGCCAACAAGCCCATTCGGTACGTCATTTTTGATGAGACCGACAAATACCCCGACACCAGCAACAAGCGCGAGGCAGACCCCATATCGCTCGGCGAAAAACGGACCATCACCTACCGCTACGACCATAAAATCATCAAACTCTCCACCCCCACCACGGAAACCGCGCCCATCTGGTCCGCCCTTCAAAACGAAGCGGAGGAAATCTTCGAATATCACGTCCCGTGCCCCCATTGCCACAACCGCCAGGCCATGGAATTCGACCAAATCAGGTGGCCCAAGGAAACGGACGAAAACGGAAAGGAACAGCACCCCAAACCCGAAACTTTGGAAAAGGAATCCCTGGCCCGCTACGTCTGCATCCACTGCGAACAGCCATGGGCCGACCACCAGCGCGACCAGGCCGTCCAGAAAGGGGTCTGGACCGGGCAACGGTCAGGGGTCTCCATCGACACCTGCCTCAAGCGCGACAACCCCCGAAAAATCGGTTTTCACCTGCCCGCCTGGGTTTCCCCGTTCGTCTCCATGAGCACCGTGGCCGCCGACTTCCTCCGCAGCCGCCACGACAAAACCGCCCTCAAGGACTTCCGCAACGCCCGCCAGGCCATCCCCTGGCTCGACTACACCCAGGAACGCCAGGAAGACCAGATCCTTGCCCTCCGCGACGACCGCCCCCGGGGACTGGTGCCCGCCGAGGGGATTGTGGGTGTCACCGCCGCCGTGGACACGCAGGACCACGGGTTCTGGTATGAAATCCGCGCCTGGGGTTCCGCGCCCCTGTTTGAATCCTGGCAAATTCGAGAAGGATTTGTCCCCAGCGACAACCACCGGGATTTTGCGGGGCTGGATAAAATACTCTTTGAAGACGCCTATTACGATGCCGACGGCAACCAGTATCCCGTTCAACTGGTTTTTATCGATTCGGGCGGACACCGCACATGGGAGGTTTACCAGTGGTGCCGGTCCCACGGCCGCGGAGTGTATCCCATCAAAGGCGAAGGCCGCCGCATGGCCGGGACCCATTCATTTTCCCGCCAGGACAGCATGCCGGGCAGCAACAAACCCATCCCCGGCGGGATTCAAATTTTGCGCCTAAACGTCAACCTGTACAAGGACCAGCTCGCCGGGCGCCTGGATATCGCTCCCGGGGACCCTGGTGCCTGGCACCTGCACAGCCAGACTTCCGTTTCCTGGGCCGCCCAGATGTGCGTCGAATTCGTAAACGACAAAGACATCTGGGAATGCCCATCCGGAAAAGACAACCACGCCTGGGAC